TGTATGAGGGCAAAGCCCCAGAATTTTCTGAGACACAGAGAGCTAGAATGCCAGCGTTCTTTGAGCATAGCAATGTCAACCTACCCAAATATGCTTGAGCCATTGCTCGGGCCAAACATTCAGTCTCTAGCAATAGAGATGGATGAAAAATTCCCACCCATAAACCCACATCCTAAAGAAGAGATCGCTGCCATCATGTATAAAGCAGGGCAGCGTTCTGTCGTGGAGTGGTATCAAGAAAGAATAGACAATGAAGGCACTGCTAGTACCACCTAAAGACGTGCCTTCAATATGGAATGAAGTCAAACCATTAATAGATAAAGCACTCTCTCACTCAACAGAAAAAGCAGAAGCTTTTGATTATTTAATACCTATCCTTCAGGGAAATGTATTCTTATGGATAGGTGTCAGTGGAGATGAGATAGAAACAGTCTTTATATGTGAACCACAGCAACATAATAGACAGACATCATTATGGATACATGGTATAGCTACAAAATCTGGTCATGGATATGAAGACTGGCATCCATTACTTGAAGATATAAAAAACTTTGCTAAGATTAATGGGTGTGATTTCATAGAAGCTAAGGTAAGAAAAGGTCTTACTAAAAAATTAAACTGGAATCACACGCATTCCTATGTAACACTTACACTTTAAAAACAATGGGCGGAAGATCAAGAACAACACACCAGACAGTACGACAAGATGTACAAAACCCTTATGATGATGCTTGGATTAGAGATAAATTCCAAGGCATAGATCAAAGAGGAGTAGAATTTTCTAACTTTATGGCAGGTCGTCAAGCTAACCTAGGTAGAGAAGCAGATTTAAGATCTCAACTACAATCAGGACTAGCTGGATTGCAAGCAGATTTTGCTGGAGCACAGGCTAATATATCTAACCTACAACAAGGACAACAACAAACACAAGCAGACTTTGCTGGTTTATCTGGAAACCAATTACAACAAGCAAAAGATCTATACAACCTAGCACAGC